TTTATATGCGACACCCCTCCACACTTCCGACCCGCCCCCGGTTTTGCGATTTTTTATGGTTTGGCACGCTCTTTGATCGTCTTCCGGGCGTGGCAGCGTATGCACAACGTTTGCCCGTTGGCCACGTCGTACCGTGCCCCACCTCGAGCGATTGGCACAATGTGGTCTGCCTGTGCTTCCTTGCGGTTCGTGCACACCCGTTGGCATTCGCGGCAAGTCCATGCGTCTCGCGTCAACACAGCCTGCCGCCACGCCCTGTGAGCCTTGTCGCAGTACCCACGCTGTGCGGCGTTGGGCCGCAGGCTATCGTCTCGCCTGCGTGACGGGCGAAGACGCAGCGGCCTATGCGTTGGTATCCGAGATGGCATTCAAGACTTCATGACCACAGACACCGCAGCCGTGGCGTTGGTGTTCGCCGCAACCAGCTTCACGTACGGCATGGCATACGCTGCATCAGGCAGGGCATACGCAGTGTAGTTGGTCGTGCTCGGGGCCAGCGTGATATTGGCCGCTGAGCCGTCCGAGCCATAGAGCTGGCAAAACGTGCCGGTGTCGGTGTCGTTGCCCCAGACTTGGATGGTGGCCGCATTGGTCGTGATGGTTGGCAACTCAACCACCGCACCCGCCATGTCATCCATACGCAACGTGGTGCAGGTTCCCGTGGCGGTCGTGATGGTGGCCGACACAACGCGAAACAGACGCTTGATCTTGACCTGGCTCATGGCGTTCTCCCTGGTGGCTCGGGTCGTGCCCGATTGTGGCCTGCTGTCACACTACACCGATTCTGCGACTCTCTTGCAGTTTGCCAGCAGTCGAGCAACCCTCGGCCTCAAGCTGCTCGATCCGGTCTGCGGCCGTCGCCAATGCCTTCTCTGCTGTAGCTGCACTCGCTCGGCATGGCCAATCCGGTCGGTCAGGTCCGTGCCCATGTGGTACGAGGCCACCAGACGCAGGTGCTTGATGAGCCCGGCATCGCTCATGGGGTTGACCGCCTCGGGAACAGTGCCGCGTATGCTTCGGGCGTTATCTCTTCGACGGCACCGCTTGCCAGCAACTCGGGAAGCATTTGGCTCGGCAGCACGTACTCGCAGACATCCTCAGACACGACCAGATAAACGCGGCCTTGCGAATCAGATGCCAGCTCGCTGGCCAGTGGCAGGGTGCGATCTGTTTTGGTAGCGGCATTCGGATACCCATACGCGGCATCCAGCGTTGCACAGATGTCGGCATACACGGCCGAGGTGGCACGAAAGTACCTCATGACAGCGTGAAGCCCCATTTCTTGGAAAGGTACTTGTACACGGTGGCAATCTCCGTTGTGGTCATCGCCCGGTTGTAGTACAGCACCTCGCACATGCTGCCCAGCAAATACTGCAACCCCGCGCCGTCGCCGCCGGCACCAATGATGTGCGAGTCGCCGCCGGCGTAGTTTGCCGTGGTGTTGAGAATCCGCGTCCCCTGGTAGTACACGTCGTATGTTGACGATGACGACAGGACGCACACGCCGTTGACCGCATTGGCATTGAGGTTGATGGCTGTGGCCCCAAGGCGAGTATTGCGAAACACGCCCAGGTACGAGTTGGACGCAACGTACCGCCACCAGCCGCTGTTGTTTCGTGTTGCCGCCGCAATGTACGAGCCGGCAGACGCACCCGTGTGTTCTGTCACCACATAGAACGCCGTGGCAGCGGTTGGGAATGCCGCCGACAAATCACCCAGCAGCAAATGGTCGCTGTTGCCGTCAAACTTAATCGCAACCCTTGCCGTTGACGGTTGCGGTGGTTGGCTGGTTAAGAGCGGTGCCTTGTGTTGCGTTGCGGCTGTTTCCGCTCTTGTCCGACCACTGGCTGACGGCAGTGCCGTTGAGGGTGATGGTTGACGAGTCGGCCCCGTCAAGCCAGAGCGACAGGCCGCTGAGGCTCTTTGGGTTGAAGCCTGTGGCCAAGGGTCGCATCAGGCGAGGATTCATCCCCATCGTGGCACTCCTCAGTTCTTCCCGTCATCGGGCTCGACAGCGTTCACCGTCCGCATTGGCGGCTTTGACCCTTGTATCGCATAAAGCAAGCGGGTCTGCTCGTTGACCGCGTCGGCGATTTCTCGTTGCGTCTCACGCACTTCTTTCAGCGTCAGGCGGTGCTCCTCAAGCAGCGGCATCAACAGATCCTGGCGAATGAAAAACGCCAGGCCAAGGGCCACGAGCGTGGGAAAGCCCCAGCGTTCCAGAATGCCGAACATCGTATCTTTGGCGGCGTCGGTCACTGCATGCCCTCCTGCTGCCACAGCATGAGCATCACGCGATTGGCGCGCCGCTCGAGCCACCACTTGAGGATGACTTGAATCACGGCACTGGCAACGGCAGAGAGTAGTAGCGTCCAGATCATGCCGTACTCGCGTTCTCCGTAGCCGCCGACCGCCTGGTGCATACGCTTCACATCGGCCAGCATGTTGGTGCACACAACCTGCCGCTCGTTGTCGTTGCTCGCCGACTGCATGTAATCGCTGTGCCAGTTCTCAACGGCCAGCTGCGTCAGCAGGTCAACCTGAGCCTTTGCCGACGAGCCACTTGCGTGGCCCCAGGCTTTTCCACACAAGCCCCTTGAGATCGGCCGGCGTCATTGTTGGCACCTCCCGTCAGGGCAGGCCAGCACCTTTCCGCCGCCGTTGCATGGCTGGCACTTTGTCTTGATTGTGCCATCGCCCACATAGCCACGGCCGTCACAGTTTGGGCACAGTCGCCCGGTTTCGGCTTGTGGTCTGGCGTTGGCTGCCGCACGGCACGCAGCTGCACAATGGCCCGTGCCGCTTCGCACGCGAGATCCGCCGATACCGTCGGGTCGCTCGGCAGCGTGGCAACGCATCCGGCCATGCCAATGAGCAGCACAATCAGAAACCTCACAGCACGCCTCCCGTCCAATCGGGCATCTGCGTGGGCTCAAAGCCTGAGTAGCCAGCGTAGACATACGAGTCACGCCCGCTGAGCATTTTTGTGCAGGTGGCCGCGTCCACCCAGAAGCTGCAGTGCCGCACCGCCTGCGGCATCGTCTCTGGGTAATGCTTGCCGACCGTGTTGCTGTCGCCCCATGAGTTGAAGCAGAGCAGCCCGGGCCGCTTGCCCCAGCGGACACCGGCAAAGCACATGCAATGCCACCATGTCCCGCCCGGCCGGCAAAAGCCGTCTTCGTCGCGGGCCATGCTGAATCCCTGCCCGCTGCACACCACAACCGGATAGCCGTTCTGGATCGCTGCCGCTGCCTGCTCAAAATCCACGGCAAGCGTGGTCTCGCTGCACCGCCTCAGCTTGGCAAACGGCTCGAGCACGTCGGGCACGCCGTTGCGGACCCCAGTCACGATCTCGCTGCTGCTTGTTCTCTTCACGGATGACGGTGCCGTTGTAGTCCACGCCGTAATGCAGCGAACCAAAGTCCCTGATGGCCTTTGGCGGCATGGAATCCCGTGCTGCCATCGCCGCCGTTGTTGGTCCGCAAGCCACGAGCCTCAACGCGGGAAAACCCGTACATGCTGGCTTCGATGGTCCGGCCACGCCACGCCTCTGGCTCGTCGCGGTAGACGATGTCGCAAGCCGCGACCATGTCCACGCCAAGGCTGCTGCCCCAGCCGACACACGAACCGACCGAACCCTGCGAGCCACGCTTCCAGCCAGGCATGCACCGCAGCAGGGCCTTCGTACAGCATGACCTCGCGCTTCTCGTCAACGGCGAAGTCTGGGGCCGCCGTGGCCAGCGTGGGGTGCGGCAGCGTGGCAACGAAAGCATCAGAGCCGGCCGGGTCCGGCACGTACCCAAAGGCGTGAGGCTCGGCCATCAGTCACCTCGTGCCAGCCCACGCAATCGCCCGTGCCACCTCGGCATACCGGCCCCGCATTTCCGCTGTGACGGGCACGGCGTCCAAGCCCAGCACTGACCGCATGGCGGTCTCAACGGCCGTCCTGAGCCCGTCCACGCTGCCGGTGGCCTGGTCGCCGATGCGACGCCACGCCACCTCAAGTGCAACCTGCGTGAACAACCGTAGGCCGGGGTGTCAGTGAACACCGCCACCGTGGTGGTGCCCTCGGCCTCAACAACCAATGCTGCCTTGCTCCAAGTCGCTGCCCACAGTGAACGCTTGTCTGCCGGCAAGCCGGCGAGGGCATCGGCCACCGGGGCCACGAGCCGCTGCAGTTCCGCCGAAGGCTCAGGCACTTCGATGACCGGCACATCAATGACGAGCGCGGCATCTGCGGCATCGGCACTTTTCCCCACGCTGCCGCTACAATCAGGATGGCTGCGGCGATGCGGGCTAAGCCGGCCCGATGGGCTTTGGCGGTTCGCGGCGGCCTCAGCGAGCTTGCCGAGGATGAGCCGATGGTATGCGTCTGCAGCGAGCAAAGCAGCGGCTGCAACGACGGCGATGGTGCGAAGAACCGCATCAGAACTCACCGATCGCCTCCGCCCGAAGCAGGCACCACCGCACAAGCGACTCGCCTTCCTTGGTCTTGAGGATGTCGGCCAGCATCCGCACCAGTTGGTCATCGGCCTTGGCGTCGGTCTTGCTGGCCATCCACTCAGCGGCCTCCGGCCACGATCAACCCCTTTGCGGTACGGGTCAATCTCCTGCACGAACCGCTGCCCAAATCCAATCAGCGGCGACCACGTCGAAAGCAACTGCAGCTGCTGCCAGATGTTGAGGCCGGCACCGTACCGCTGCACTTCCTCGGGCGTCGCTTCGTAGCTGGGCATGGCATCACTCCTCGGTGGCATCGTCTTCCTGCGATTCTGGCGGTAAATCCTCATCCCTTGCAGTCGAATACCACAGCACGGTGTCCTGCAGCCATTGGTAGAGTTGCTGCCAGCACTCGGTTGCCTCCTCGTGCACATCCTTTCGTTCCAAGCGAAACGGCTGCTTGAACGACTCTTCTTTGCAGCACGCGGCCGTTACTGTCAGCCAGGTAGCAGTAGGCGTAGTAGTGCCCGTACTCGACAACCACCCGCCGCACCACTCTCGTCACGCTCGGCAGCCGCCATCAGTCCCTCAAGTCATCTATGAGCTGCTCGATTGAGTCGGTCTGTATGTCGTGCGACCGCTGAAACCGAAAAGAAATCAGGTCGACCTCGGTGGTGCGGTACGTTCGCGATGCCGGCTCGTCTCGCCGCTGAGCCAGGTGCTTTTCACGCAGGGAGGCACACGCGGCAGCGATTTCTTCGGGCGTGGGGTCTCTGTGCCGTGGCGGCTTCTTGCGGGCACTGCGATCCAGCCGCAGCGGAAGTTTCAGCCGGTCACGCAGCCGAAAGATCTGGTCTTTCGTGACGCCGAAAAAGTCGGTCATCTCGGCGTAGGTAGAGCCGGATGACCAGACCTTACGCAGCGTCGTCTGAAACGTTTTGCACGCAGTCGAGACGGTGCCCCGCATCGCTGGTCTCCATCCAGTTCATGACCATTCGCTGGCTCGGATTCAGATACATGCCGAGCCTCGTGGCTTCCCGAATGCTGCGATGAAACGTGACGTGCTCGCAGTCGCCACCGGTGTACGTGCCGGCAAAGAACGCATCAGGCCGGTAGATCGTCAGGCCGCCAAACGCCGAGCGGCACGGCACCGGGTCGCTGCCGACCGGCGGCCACCAGTGCGGGGAACCACGTCATGTCGTGCTCGTTCCAGTGGTTGGCTCGGTACGCCCAGGCGTCGTAATGAATCCGCAGCCGGGCCGCTTGGCACCGCCGCCACGGCCACCTCGATACTCGATGATGCTGGCCATGCCGGCCGCGTCATTGCACCGCTGCAGATGGTGCAGCCCGGTCATCACGCCATCATCCGACCACCCACCCCACGTATCGAGGTCGATGACGATGATGCGATGCAGCGTGCTGAGCGGCTCGTTGTCTCGTGCCCACGCTTGGCAGCGTGCCCGGTACTCAGCCAGGGCAACGGTTCGCCTGCGGCTCTTTTCCGATGACAGCATGGGCCGGTCATGCACGACGGTTTGGACCGTGGCGTTTTCGCATGACGCAGCCCATTGCCGCAGATATTCGGCGGTGCCGTCGGTGGAATCGTTCTCGTAGACAAACGCCCGCCACTTGGCGAAGCGTTCGCCGAGCTGCTGGATGCGGTGCGTGTTGAACTGAATCCACGGCTGCGAGTTCCGACCGAGGCCGACGATGGTCACATCAGTGCGTTTTGCAATCTGCTCGCCACTGGCCACGGCATCCCAGTACAGCGGGGCACACTCTCGGCTGGTCGCCGGGTGCAGTTGGTCGGGGTGGTGCGAAGCAACTTCAGCGTGCGTGATGTTCATTGAACGTGCTTGATGTGGTCGCAGCAGGCGAAGCAGACGGCATCGCACCACTCGACTCGCTTGGGTAACTGCTCCAGCAGAATGGTGCCGTCAACCTTGCAGATGGGCTCGATGTCTTGGTACGCAAACGTAACGCACTGGTAAAGAGAACCGTCGGCCCCGACCGCCATGAGCCCCTCGTGCCGGTTGCACAACTTGCCCTGCGGTGGCGGGCCGGCGAGATACACGGCTGCTCCACCAAGAATCTCGTCGGCGGTCGCCTTGAGCTGCGACACATCAGCGACGCCGTGAGCATCCAGAGTGGAAGTTGACGCCGGCCACCGGCGGGCTTTGCAGAAACTGCAGCGTGTCTCGCAGCCGGCCGATGGTGGCCTCGGCAATCACGACCGTAACGCGAGCATGCCGGTTGCACTGAGCAAGCAGTTCAACTCGACCGCGTGAATGACGCCTCCATGCCGCTGCACGGATGCCAGCTGGCGGTCCACGCCACGCACCTGGCCAATGCCCAGTTGTCGATCATCCGCTGGATGGCCGTTGACATCAGCGTGTTGGACGTGATCGCCCAGTGATGCGGGATGGCCGCCAGGATTTCTGGCAGGTCTTGCCGCATGAGGGCTTCGCCGCCGCTCACCTCGAGGTGCCCGCCCATCGCGGCATGGTTGGCGTTGAAGAACGCAATCAGGTCGGCGGCCGGGGCACGCTCGTCTGACGCCGTGATTCGATTTTCAAACACCAGCCGCTTGGTTGCCTTGTCGATTCCGTACGGACAATACGGGCACTTTGGCCCAAAGCTGGTGCCACTAGGCCCGTAGTTCTCGGCACGCCCACGCTGGGAACCATACAAGCTTCATGAGATCCGCACGGTCGTGCGTCCTTCGGTGCCCCAAGACTTTTCAACGAGCAGGCGGCTGACGTTCGTGTCATCGCCAATGACCTCCTGCAAGGCGTCAAGCACGGCCTTGCCGATGTTGTCCACGTCCGGCCTTGGCAGAGTTGGCGACCCTGGCTTTACGCCGGACTTGTTGAGGTGCGACTTTGGCCTGGCAAAGACGGCGTCGATGATGACGCTGACCGGGCCGCCAGCCTCAGCCACGCCAGCCGCTTCGAGCAGCGATTGCAACCGCCTGGCGGTAGGCGTGAATGGCGTGGCTCTTCGGCACGTACGCACGAGCGAAGCCGCCGGCAGTCGAGACTCGTGGCCTCGGCTGCGGCACAGGGTCGCCCGGAACGCTGAACGTGATCGCCATGCCCGCAAGAGTGGCGAGCGTGTCAAGCGTCAGCGTCCAAGCGTTATCACGACGGCCGACGTGATAGCACCGCCGGGTTAGGCGAGTACGCCGGGCGAAACGCTGCATGGCCGCGCGTTATCACGACGGCTGGCGTGTTTATCGGGAACCGCAGAAACAATGGTTCTGTGGCTACTTGTCGTTTTGTGGCGGGGCCGGGAGGGGCATCCAGTGGGTCGGCGCACCGTCCTCGCCAAGACTGTATGCGTCAGCGGTCGGGTCGCTGCTGAACCACATGCCGCCCTCGTCCAGCGAAGCGATGAACGTCTTCTCCTCACTGACCGGGATGTAGACGAGGACGTTGACGTTTGTGTCCGGCAGTCGCTCGCTCACATGAATCCAAGGCTGCGGCGTGATCGTCATCTCATATCCCTTTGGCAGCACAACTTCGTTTCTCATATCGTCCCTTTCTACGCTCACAGAACCAGCGGATGAAGCGGACGGCAGAGCCGCCGCTTATCCTGCGTGTTCTCAGCCTAATCGTTCCAACAGCGAGCGAAGCGTCTCGCTCCATCCCCACCGTTCGCCCAGCCGCATAGCCTCGCCAATTGCATCGCGTTCCTCGTCAGTGAGCCGCATATCATCGAAGCCAATCCCGACAGGCCGATCAGGCGGAACCGGGTGCGTGTAGAGCGGCACAATCGTCCTGCCAGACGCCGCGTCGGCAGCCCCTTCTTCTGTGTACCCGATCCATGCAATGTCGCCGTCGTCGTTGATCGCAGCCCACGCCACCGGCTGAGAACCAGCGGATGCAGGAGACGGCTCGGCCGCGTCTTGCGTGTTGTCAGTGTCCATGATTCGCCGCTCCTGATCCTGTGCGTTCTGTGGTTAATCGCTGCCGCAATTCGTACATAAAGTTTTGAACATTATGGCCGATATATCTCGCAAACTGTTTCATTTCAGCAACTTGCGTCGCGCGCAATTCACTCTGTGATTTTGGACATCGCCTGCCATTTGGCCGCACGCTCCGACATGGCCCACTTCTTTGCGTCAGCCGCCTCGGACTGCAACTGCTCAACGGTCGCAAGCAACTGAACGAGACAATGCCTCGCGTCCACCATTGCGTTCCCGATCTCGCGCTCGCGGTCGGTGTTCCAAGGCCCGCCAGCCAGTCGCCTCAAGTCCGCAATCACACGGTCAACGGTTGGAAAGTCGCTCATTCCCTGCCGTCCTTTATCCGAGCCTCGCTGCCTCGCTTGATGCCGCTTTCAACTGCGGCGCGAATCAGTGCCGCCATCTCTGCGATTGGCCGCGAGTCCATATCGTCCATGATGTCAGCAACCGCATCTTCCAGTGGGAGGTAAACGAACGTCGCCTCCTCGGCCATGCTGTCCGTAGACGCAATGACGCACGGATCGCCCGTGCCATACGTCCCAGTCGTTGAGCCGTAAATCTTGAGTTCGTCAAACTCGCCGTCTGTCCGCAGCAGCATTCGGTCTTCAGCCTTTGTGCGTCCCATCATTGTCCTCCTTTGTGAAAGTCCGATCCTACGCCCACAGAACCACGCGATGCAGCGGACTGCGCCCGCTGATCGCTGGCGTTCTCAGCCTAGTCTCTCCAGCAGAGCGCGCAGCAACGCCGCATCATCTCGGTGCCACTTCGCCTCTGGGTGCAGGCCAGCAGACTCAGCGTCGTCAGCCACGCCCTCGTTCCATGTCGCTGCCCGGCGGATCGCCTCCCGCTCCTCGCCGGTGAGCCGCAGCCGCTGAATCTCCCGGTACTGATCCTGCTCTGTAGCCGTGCATGCGCAATCGGCGGGGCCGCACATCGGGCAATCGTTCTTGAGCATGGCAAGGATTTCCCTGTCTGTCATGTGTCTCGCGTCTCCCTACAGTGTGACTGCACACTACCCTCGCACGGTGTAGCGTGCGTCTGCGGTGCAGCGTACAGCGGAGCGACGCTCCACCCCACTCGTCTGCGGCGGCCTGTGCCTGCGCCTGCATCATGTAGACCGCCGACGATTCGCTGCCATCGGTGGCGTCATGCCAGCCATGCGACAGGCTGCGGACTATCACTTTCGCGTTTCGCGATAGGCGAAAATGTATCGCCGATGCCCAGCACGGGTCGCGTCACGGGTTTATCAGTCCCGTCGCTGCCGTGTCCGCCACCGGGTTCCCCAGTTGCGGAATCTGTTCGGGCTATCGCCATCGGCGCGGCGTCATGATTTGTTTCCCACTCAGGCCGCAGCCTGACGAGCAGCGACCGCAGGATGCCGTAGTCTTCCATGCAGGCAATCCGACCTTCCACCACAACGTATTCCAGGGCGTCGATCTCGGCTTCTGACAGCCCGTGAGAACCACCCGATGCAACGGACGGCCCTGCTACGTCATGTGTCATGGTTCTTCCTCCGGTGGCCGCCGTTGATCGGTAGCGTTCTACACCGCCGCCACACGCCGCCGCCGTGGCCCGGATGTAACCAACGCGGTGACGCCAATCTCAAGCCTGGCCGGCTCGCCGCGTTGTTCTTTTTCCCGGCGGAACATTTCGGCTCTGGCCGCTACCCACGGCGACAGTGCCAGCGAGTCCTGCGACCGCAGTTCCTCGGCGTCTGATGGTGCGTCGTTGTCGCTGGTGTCCCGCCATACGGGCCTAGCAGCAAGCCCGTAGTACGCCGCCGCACGACGCAGGTAGGTCGTGCTGATGCCGAGCTTTATTGCCACGTCCTCTGGCCTGATGGTGTGGTCGTTCCACAGGCGGAACAACGCCGGCACGTCAATCGCTTTGCGTGGCATCTGTCATCCTTTCGCTGCTAGGTAGAGTCCGACGTTAGCCGCCGCGTACCCGGCGTAGGCGATGGCAAGCCCGTGCTTGCCATGCCACGCCAGGTCTGCGGACACCCACACGTAAATCACGCCCGTCAGGGCGATGAGCCACGGTGCCATCAGTCGGCCGCCAGCGGCATGATCACGCCCGTGTACGGGCCGCACCGCAGCAGCACACGGCTCTGCCGGTCGGTGGCGTACACGTCAACCTGCGGCTCTTCGTCCAGCGGAATCGACCGCAAGAACTCAGCCAGAAATCTTGGGTCGACCTTTGTGCCGCTGGCGGTGCCGGCCTGCACGACCTCACACTTCACGGTGCTTTCGCCGTACTCGGCAGACCGGGCCGACAGCACGAGCTTCCCGCTGGTGTAGTCCAGCTCGATGCCCTTGCTCTGCTCGCTGGTCACGATGGCCGCAGACCGCACGGCGGCAAGCAGCTGCTGCACATCGAGCACCGTAGCCGTGCCCTCGGGATCGCCGACCACATCGCGCCACCTCGGGAATCGCCCGTCGATGAGCGTGCCGGTTACGGTCGTGCCTTCCAAGTCGAACCGCACTTCCTTGGCGTTCGCCTCAACCTGCACCGAGCCGTTGCCAGTGGCCATCGCCGCAACGATGTCCAGCACCCTGCGTGGCACCAGCGTTGCCGAGTCATCCACGGCCTGGTCGGTCTCGGTCTCAACGCACGCCAGCCGCCGGCCGTCTGTCGCCACCCACGTTGGGTTTCCCTTTTCAACCTCAATCAGCACGGCACCAAGTGCGTACCTGCTGCTTTCGGTATCGGTGGCGTACGTGGTCGCCCTCGCCGCCCTGGCGAACTGGTCAGCAGGCAGCCGGCAGATTGCCTTGAGGCTGGTGGGCTCCCACGTCGGGTACTCGTGCACATCCTCAGTGGGCAGCTCCCACTTGCCGCCACCGCACTTGACGGTCACAGTCGTGCCGTTGGCCTTGAGCGTCACGCTGTCGCCGGTCGCCGCCCGCACGATGGCCAGCAGCCTTTCGTGCGGCACAAGAAACGCCTCGCACATCTCGCCGATGGTGCGGTCAATCCGCACCTCGAGGTCTGTTCCAGAGATGACGCCTTCGCCGATGCGGCAGTTGGCCAGTATTGGCTTCGCTGGTCGCGTGGGCGTCGCCGGCTTGATCGCCACCAAGGCGTCAAGAAGCTCGGCCCTCGCCATCGTCAGGGTAGTACTGGAAACCTTCGGCTTCGTAGCGGTTGCGGTCATGGTCAGAGTCCTTTCTGTTGCGAACCACCGTCACGCCCACGGCACACCCGAGGGCGAATGTCAAGACGTTGAACAACATGCCCAACGCAATGCAGGTGAACTCAGAGACGGTCATGCCGCACCGCCTTTCTGAGAGCCATAATGCAGCACGAACAGATGAGCGGCGTCGGCCTCGGCCTGGTCACGGTCGTGCCGAAGTTGGTTGTTTTCTCTGCACTTTTCACGAATGGCGTCTGACGCCCACTCAAGAAGCATCCGCGTCGAGTCTGGAATGTCTTGCTTCCATGCCGCTTTCGCACACATGCGAGCCAGCACCAGCGGAGCCGGTGCCGGGTACGGGTTGTCACTCGGCACTGAGCACCTCGATTCCACGCGGCTTGCCATGAGCCATGCGGATGTGGCCCTTTCGCTCAAGAGCCTCAAGGTGCCCAGTGACGCCGTGCGGCGACTTGATTGAGAACGCTGCGGCAATCTCTCGCACGGTCGGCGAGTAGTACCCCATGTTCGCCTTGATCCACTCCAGCACCTCACGCTGGCGAGCGGTGAGCGGAAGCGGTTCGGTGGTCTCTGTGGTCATTGCAAATCCTCCTCCTTGAGTTTCACGGCGGCCGCAAGCGCGGCCACTTCCTTCGGCGTGCGGTACGCGGCCGGCTGGTAACGGTCCTTCCACACCTTCGGTGCCGGCTTGTCATCAGGCCGGCGGCCTGGCTCGCGGTGCGTTCCGCCCTTGTCCTGGCACCGCTGCAGCCATCCCACGAGAAACCGCCGCCAGTTCCGTTTGCCGCACCGCTTCGGGTTCGCCTTCAGCCAGGCCGTGGCCTTGGCCAGTTCCTGGTCAAGAACGGCACCGGGAAAAGCTGTGGCCCATTCCTGGCGGTCTGCGTCAGTGATCCCGCACCAGCCCGCGTCAGCATCCCACGACACGACAGGCTTCGCCCGCGAGCGAGACGGCGTAGCCGGCTTGCTCGTGGGAACCGGCGCAGCCGGTATGTATTCTTCTCTCCTGTCCTCTCCTCTCCTCTCCTCTGGTGACGGTGCAGCGTCACCACCATGTGACGCTGATGCGTCACGCGGCCTTCGCCGGTACCCGTCCTGCCGGCGGGCGTGAAGCGTGCGAGCCTTGGCAGCCTGGGAAAAACGCTTGTCCCAGCCCTCAACAGTCGCGTGCGGCCCGTCAAAACGGAGCCAGCCCACGCGAGCCACGGCCAACCAAAACGCCTCGTCACCGCCGCAGGCCGTCGCAATGCGGGCCGGTGTGGCCCGGATCACGCCGTCCGCTGTCACCATCGCGGCCCACGACCACAACTGAATGAGACGCCAGCCGACAACCTCAACAGGTAGGCCGGTCTCGTCCACCAGCTTCGAGCACCTCGGGCTTAGTGCCGAGGTTGCAGTCAATGGGCACCCACTCACCGGCCATCCTGGCCTCCTAAAAAAGCACCACAGCCCCAAACCGCGAGAACGCATCACAAAACTTTTCCGCGTTCGGCCCGATGTAAACGGCAACTTGGCCCTGTACTGGCGTGTTTGCAGGCTTGCCTGTTTTGTCAAGAAACCGGATTCGGCCTTTGAATAAGCACGCCGCCGAAGATACAGAAGCCAACTGGTGAAACCACGCCGTGTCGGTTGCGTTATTGACCAGAACAATGGCCTGCTCAAAACGCTGCGATTCATACACAACCTTTGCTGCAAACAGACCGATCAGGTCTTTTGAGTAAGGAGGGTTAAGCCAGACGTTCCCTCGCCACGGCTTGTCCAGGCCGTTGTCCTCAATGTCGAAATACCGCTTCGCCATCACGTTCGCTTGGGCCGTCTCGCAACTCGCTGGATCGAGGTCGATGCTGCCCATAGCATCGCGTGCTGCCTCAATGTATTCCTGCGGCGTGTACCACTCGTTCTCGCCGCTGTTGAGGGAAACATGGCTTCCGTTGGCAATCTTCAGCAGTCCGGCTTGTGTCACCTCGCGGCCTTCATCGCGGCACGACTCGACGTAAGCCTCAAACTGCTCGTCCGGCACTTTCGCCTCCCGCTGCCAGCGAGACGACTGCTGCTCGGTTACGCCAAGTTCCGCAAGCGAAGTCTCAGCGGTAACCGCTGACACGATGTCAGGAGTTTTTGGCGGCCTGCCGCCCTTCGGTTTCTCCATCGCCGCCAACATCTCGCCGGCCCTTCCGCTCGGCGCAACTTGATTTCTGACGCAGCGTTGGCAGCGTCTAGGCTGTCAGCGGCAGCTTTGACGTAAATGCGAAGTGCTTCTGCCTGGTCGCGTATCTGCAAAACGTCATTCAGCGTCGAGGCCGACGCCAACGCTCGGCGTGCCTCGCTGATCTTTGCAATGCTTGTTACGGCAGCAGCCATGTTTCAAACCCTTTCCAGCCCAGCCAGTGCGCGTACTGAACAGAAACGCCGCTGGGAAACTTGAGCCTGCAGTCTTCGTGCACGCGGTCGTGGCACCCATCGCACAACGTCAACAAATCAACGATCGGCTCGTTGAACAGGTTGGCGTACGAAACGTGATGGCACCGCAAGGAGTCAACGTTCCAGCACAGCACACACCTATGGCTGTCTTTTTCAAGCCGCAATGCGCGAGCGGAAATCCAGTGCGGAGTTGCGTAATAAGCCGCCTTCATGTCTGGCGTAACACGCGCCAGCAAAGGCCGCTGCGTTACATCACGCAACATATATGGCTTTGCAATCGACCCGTCGCCGGTAATGGCAAAGCCGTGAGCGTTTCTCAACTGCTCTATGACTGGCGCAAGTCTGCTGCCGTTTTTTACGCTTGACTCATAATCTTTTTTGTTTACAGCCGCGCCCCTTCGCAGCGTTGCCAAAACGTTAGCCTGCGCTTCGTCTCTTTCGTGGAAACACCGTACGTCATCTACTGCCGCCCGCGCTAAAAAAGTGGCATTTCAAGCCGAAGAGAATCAATGTCTGGCCAATAGTCGCTCATCCGTTGAGCCCTCCGTGTCGTGCGTGCATTGGCCCGTGTCGCTGGACTGCGTCCGGTGATTACTCGCCACCCGCTGCTGGGCGGCCCATGTCGCCGGATGTGGCAGCGACCGTGGCCAGGGCTGGCCCGCCGTTCTGCTCAAGCTCGTCGGCCTGGCGTAGCAGTCGCTCGCCTATAGCCCGTATGCGTGGTGACAGCACGGCCAGTGCGGCCTCTGGCGTCTCTTGCCAATGAGGCGTGACCTTTGTGCGTACCACCTCAGTGCGTCCGTATTCGTAGTCAGACTTCCACGGCCTCACCTGTTTCTGTTCCACCCACTCGCCATCCTCAGTGACGAAACCCCAAGTGGTGAAGACACCGACGCCAGACGTTGCATCAGCACGGTCGGCGATAAAGCCGATGTAGAGACGCTTGCGTGCGTCGCTCATGAGTGCACCTCGCTCTCGGCAGCCTCGTGCGGAAAGTCGGTGCCGCTGTCTTCCGGCTCGACAGTGATTGCAGGCTGAGAGAACCGCCGATGCTGCAGCTGCTCGCGGGCCTGCTGGACGTTGACCGCGACCGTCATCTGCGGCCTCATGCGGTCGGCCTCGTCTGGGTCGACGATGCCCGAAAATCCGAAGGCGTACCGAATCGCCTGGATCGCGGCCTTGTGCCGCAGCATGCGGGCTGGCCACTTCTTCCAGGGCTCGGTTGGCTGCCGGCACTCGGCGAGGTACTCAGTCACCTCGACCGGATGGCTGCGGTCCTTGCGGTGCACCTGTGCGGTGATGGCCACCAGCTGCCCGTCATCGCCGAGGCGGTCAACAAACGTGATGCCGTCGTACGCCGCGTGGTTGTTGGCCATCGTCATCCAGCCGTCGATGCTGACGATGGGCTGAATGCCTCCGCCCCTAGTGGGGAAGGCATAGATTTCACGAGTAGCAGGGTTCAACTGGTATTCGTTGGCCACCAACAGAAAGGCCGCAAACTGCTCGCGTGTGGCCTTTTCGCAACCGCACGTCGCTCGAACCGTGGCCTCATAGGCCGCAGGCTCCATCCCGTACCTAGCGGCCATCGACAGCAGGATGCTCTTGCGGTCGGGCGTGGTTGTGATCTGCGTGCTCATCGGTCGTGTCCTTTCGTTGTGGTGTCGTTTAGGAATGAAAGCCATTGCTTCCGAAATCGCCTGACGGCTCTGGAATGCTGATGTCGTCCATACGCACCAGTGGGTGCTGATCTGCAATCCGCTCAACGGCCATGGCGATGCGTTCACAGGCGTTCTCCAGCCGAGTCAGCGTCGCCTGCATTAGTGCAATGCCGTTGTCCAGATGGGATTGAGTCCCCTGATGGTGACGCAATGACAACTCATGCCGCTCGTGCCGCAAGCTGCGGCGGCTGGCCCGCCTGCTCGCCGTCGCATCGACATGAGCCAAAAGAACAAACCAAGGTCCGTGTTCACCAAGCCGAAATGCTTCGACCTCTTGCCGCTCACATAGCCTGTTGAGTTGTCGATGTAGGCCAGGATCTGTTTTGTGAAACTCGCCAATAGCCACAAACCCTGGCGGTATGTGCTCTCGCTTGCTGACGATGCTTGGCTTAGTATGTCTTTTTCGATTTCATCGCGTCCCTTTCGTTGCGTGTGAAATCCCGGCTCCGCGTCCTGCCTTGCCGGGTCATCCCTTCCGTGGCTCACCCGGTTCCACCGGGCTCCTGTGTGTCAGCGAATCAGCTCGAGCTCGTCGAGGTACATCAGCAGCCGCCCCTCGGCCGTGTCGACGAGCCACGCCCCGTCCTCTGGTCCGTGCACCACGCCGTCTTGGTAGCCGCCACCGAAAGCTCGCGGGCACCGGACACGGTCGCCGGACTTGGGTTTCCAGACGCTGCCGTAGAACTCGGCCATAGCAGCCGAAGCGGCAGATGCTTCGGCATGGTGGGGGTCAGTGGTCATCGTGGGGGCCTCGTGTCGTAGTGGGTTGCGTACTGTACGCTCGTTCATCAAAAGGTCAAGCGGTCAAAAACAGCGGGGAAACTTGGGTTCGGGGAATCGAATGCGTGTACACCAGTCGGTATCGCTAGCGTTAGTTGGTTCAACAAAACTGGCCGGCGGCCAGAACTCGCAGCACCACCATCAGCAGCTCGATCCAGACCTGAGCGTTCATGGGTTTGCCCTCCGTGGCAGTCGCAGCCATCACCGTGATGGCGAGCGGCACACTAGCGGTATCGTTAGTTGTGCGTCAAGAGCAGTTGGCAAAGATTCTGCGGCGTCACAAACTACCGGGACTTCCGACGTTTGCGGGCAGCCTTCTTGGAGCCCCGCTGGCCGACGCTGCGTAGCGTCAGTGAGCCACGCAAGGCTCGAGCGGCGGCTGCTTCAACCAGCCAGGCACGCTCACCGGCTTTCCAGCCAGAGCAGGTCTCCACGCCCCAAAAGCAGCCGAATCCAGCCTTGGGTGCAGCCGGCTGCCTCAGCGGCCTCGGAGACCGTCAGCCATTCTTTGTCCGGTGATGCCACGACCATGCCCCAAAATGTAGCGGCTGCGTTAGTTGCGTCAAACGACCAAAACCTTGCCCAGCCAGCCCAACCCTCCGTAGGATCGGCTGACCGGTCAAAGTTCGACTGGAGGCGGCGGGAGTCGCAGACTTGTATACTGGTGTACAGTATGCTCCAGTTTTGTGGCCGGAGAAGGTGCACCGATGCAACCAATGACGTTTGACGAGTTGATCGACCGATATGCCACCCTGCGGAATCTTGATGCCAAGACGGTGGCCCTCTACCACGGGCTGAGAGAACGCCTCACAGCGTTCTTGGGGCACGAGCCAACCGTGGCTGACCTGGATGACCTAGTCATCAGCCGCTACCTGCGGTGGCGTGCTGTGACGCCACGATGGATGAACAAGCTTCCGTCAGCCGCCAGCGTCCAGAAGGACAAGGTCATGGTGCAGGCGATCTGGAACCTAGCCGCACGAAAACGGTGGGCAGCCGAGTTTCCTGAGTTGCCCCGCATCAAGGTGCCAAAGCGTCTACCGACCGGACGTGCCTACACAGCCGATGACGTTGCCAAGTTGGTCATTCGTGCCAAACGGCGGCAGGGGCGGACGGGAGGCAAGCCGTCGGCCTGGTGGTGGGCCACGGTCATCTACGCCGCGTACTGCACCGGCGAGCGATTTACCGCCCTGACGAGCCTCCGGTGGGCTCAGGTTGATCTGGACCGCAGACGGGTCATCTTCCTGGGAGAGACCCGAAAGGGACGAACACGCGACGTAGAAAGGGACATCACTCCCGACCTCGCCGCCATGCTGGCCCGCCACGAAGGCCCGCCAGAGGCCCTAGTGTGGCCTTGGGACCGCAAGAGCCGCGCTCAGTGGAACAGCCTCAAACTGCTCTGCAGCCAGGCAGGCGTGAGATATAGGGGCTTTCACGGGTTTCGCAGGACGGCCGCGTCATACGCAGCCCTAGCCGGCGGGACGGCCGCCGCCACGCAGCTGCTCGACCACGCGGACCCCAATACGCAGCAGGTCTACGTGGACCCCGCGATTTGCCCGCAGGCCAGGGCGACGCTGCCGCCTCTCGACCTGGGCGGCCCGGCCGGCTGAGCCGAGCAGGCGGGGAGGCAGCGCGGGGAAAGGTGACCTGCGCGCCTCAACCCGCCGCCCGGCTCAATCCGAGAAATACCCCAGTGCCGGCAACGGCCGCCGAAGGTTGTCGCGGTACGCGGCCTGCACCTTAAGCCGCTGCACTTCAAACAGCAGCCGCAGCACGTCAGCGGCAAGCGTGCCGCTGGTGCCCGTGTAGGCACCCTGGAACTGCCGAGCCCGCTGCTCGCACTGGGCTAGGTACTCGTCGGCCAGTGGCTCACGCTCCACCGTGCTCCTCCCGGTGCAACAGCAGGGCCAGCAGCGAGTAACTGGCCAGGTCGAAAAGGTTGTCCTCGAGGCTCTCGTTCTCCAGCCGGCCTGTGGCGTTGTAGCTGGCGAGCCTGGTCACCTTGTCGGACAGCCTGACCATGGCACCCTTCCACGCCGGGATGCCGACAAACTTGGCACCGTTGCGGATATTGGCCAGCGGATCTGTGCCGCTCGGGCAACCGTAGTCGGAGGATTTCCTGCGGTGCATTTGTTTCAACTGTTCGCACAAGTCGAAAAACGCTTGCGATGTTGGGTGCACGCCACCGCAGCACGTAGGTTCTGGGTCGCCCTGGTCGATCTTGTATCCCACCATCTTCGGATCATCGGACGGCGTCGCAGCCATCCGCTCGCGAACTGCTGCTCGCATCGCCTGCATCGACTGCTCCAACGTCACTGTCATGCCTGTGCCTTTCTCAAGTCCCTATCGCAAAACAACGGATATGCCCGCGTTACTTCCTGCCGGCCGTGGTCAACAATCACCATCCCTTGGCACGGCCGCTCTGGCGAAGCAACACGCTCAGCGTAGGGCGAGTGTCCAATGACGCTGCCGTTGGCCACGTACCTCGCACCACGCAGCCAGCCCCAGCAGTGATAATGGCCGAAGATGGTCAGGTCAGCACGGCGGCCGGCATCCCAGCGGGCAATCGCCTTGCTTGCCGGCAGGGCCAAGCCGTACACACCGCCGGCGTAGCGGATGCTGTGACCGTGCGTGGTGCGTAGCGTGAACCCGTCCAGGTCGACGTAGCCCAGGTGCCCCTCGGCGATTTGCCACCGCACGTTGTTGTTGGTCTCTTCACGGGCCAGCGTGAAGTACATCATCTGTTCCCACGAGTGATCGAGTTCCGTGGCGATACGGTTTTTCTCGGTCGACCGCCCGTGGTTTCCGGCATTGGTGCAGACGATGACCTCATCGGCTGCGGCGGCCACGCTGTCGATCAATGCCCGCAGCCGCTCGGCGATCCATCGGGTGGCGTTCATCGGCGAGAGTTGTGCCACCTCAACGCAGTCAGGATGGATGTGGCCAGTAATGAAGTCACCGCCCAGCCAAATCACAACGCGGCGTATGTTCGCCTGGTTCCGCTCGTGCTGCAGGCAATCAAGAAACCGCTCCTCAAGCTCGGCAAGCCGCAGTTGACATACGTCAAGCGAGTAGTCGTTTTCGCCGTTAACGGTTTCTGGCAGCACCCGCTCCTCGCAATGAATATCTGACAGCATGAGAATGGCCGTGGCCTCGTGCTTCGCTCGTTTCTTCGGCTTGCCAGTTCTTGGAAGAGACGCCGGCTTCACGTTCTGCAGCGACGCCAACCCATCTGCCCTGGCTCGCTCGCGGTCAATCTGCTCGAGGGCGGCGCGGTACTTGGTGCGAAGCCCTGCAACCTCTGACCGCAACTTTGCAATGTCGGCATCAGCCTGCAGCTGCTGAGCAGACGCGGCCACAGCAGCAACCTCGTCGCTCAATCGTTTAGAAGCAGCCATTGGCACATCCTCGTTGCGTCGCAGGTTTTCCAGCCACGTTCTTGGCATCGCTCAACGACGGCACGAGCGACGTGCAGCCGCTTCACGCTGCCGAACTCACCGGCCTTCCACCGTCGCCGCACCTCGAGCAGCTCGTCAGTTGCCTCTTGTGGCAACAACTCCCACCACGTTTTTCGCCCGCCGGCAAGCGGCACGGACGCCGCAACTTCATCAGCCAGACCCATCGTCCACCTCCCGATAGCCCAGTGCGGTCAGCACTCGCCGCTGCACGCGGGCCAGTTCCGTGATGCTTTCCTCGCTGATGGTCGGCCCCAGCACGGCATGGGCCAGTTCATGCAGGATTGTTTCGAGCCGCGTGCCACCGCGAAGGCGGTCATCAATCAGGATGCGTGGCCGCTTGGCATTGTCGAAATACGTCCAGCCGGCGGCGTCACCAGTGAGGCGGGTGAACCGCAGCAGCCAACGCTTGCCGTCGATCGTCACATGGTGGTCATCGGGCATCGGCCAACCCTTTCGCCGGCACTATGGCGAGGCTGTCAACCGATGCCGATGCGCCGGCCAAGATCGTTGAGCTGCTGCTGCCGCTTCTTGCAGCCGCAGTCTTTCACGCCGAGAGCTTTGCTCGCACGCTCTGGCGTTATGCCGAGAGCAGACAGACCAGCGGCAACCATGTCGCCTAGACCTGGGCGTTGCAGTATTTTGCGGCCAGGATGGGCAGCGAGCTCGTCAGGCGACAACGGTGTCGGAACGTCGCATTCAAGATGCTCTGCTATCGCTGCCACTAGGGACGGCTTTTCCTGATTTGTGGCATCGTCTGGGTGAAAAATAGTGCCTTTGTCAATGTGCATAAACGTACCGGAGAGCAAGCTTTCCAGCGTTAGCGTCGGCAGCGGCTTCACATAACGCATTGGGCCATGCGTGCGGGCAAAGCCCGCATTGCGTACTCGTGTTGCCTCAAGTACCGCGGCCGGCGGCACAAAAGCGTCCGCGTGATATTGAACGGTGTGGCCCGCAAAACGGATGACGTGCGGCCCAAGAGCTTAGTTGACGACCACGGCAGCACCGGCACGCAGTCATCGTGCAGGATTACGCTTGGGCCGTCAATCAACGGAATGATGTCCTGCCATGCCTTGTAGCCGGCTGTCGTTCCATCTAGCACCTGATCAACGCCATGCCACTTTCGGCGCAACCCGCCGGGTGAACAACCACTACAAACCGATACGGTTCAGACAGCGTTTTTTAAGGGCGCAAGCCAATATCTGCACATAGTCTGGGCGGCAGCATGTGGACGTGTAGACGGTCAGCATGGCGGATTAGAGAACGTGACAGAGAACGAGCCAAGATCGGGCGGGCAGTCCCCGTCGCAGGGAATGCCGATGTTGTCAAACTCAATCGTTCCACTGACTGTCCCGAGATACCAGTCTTCTGCCTCGGAGCAGGCAATTCCGTCGCTACCTCGGCCAGATGTGCAAATGCACGCGCCGATTAGCCCAGCCCAACCAGCAGTCACGGAAATGCCACCGAGAATCGCAATATTGCACGCCATCGTGATTGCGTAATCAAAGCCAGAAAAATAAATTGTTCCGGTATTATTGAAAAAACAACGTCATCTTGATCTGCCGCGTAAGCATTTCCGTTGTAATCTGTCAAAGTGATGGAAATGCAAAGAGATTCTAGGTCTGGGCATGGCGCGCATGGAGGAGGTTCCTGGCAGCAGCAAGGTTGTTCAACGCCAACGCGACCATCAACCATAACAGGGCGGAGGCCCTTAAAAGCTATGCGTGTCATGCAGCGGTAGCCGTTGTGCAAGTTGTTACGGAATACCACTCCAAGCACGCTGAAGATCCGTGACCAAGCAGTTGCACTTCACTTGCCTCAAACCCAGGCAGCTCCCTCAAGTCAGTTCCTCCCAGCACAAAGTTTTCGCAGGTAGATGTATTGGCGGCTTGTATTTCTACAACTGAGTTGGTTCCACTGGCACGACAAAAGAGAACCGTGCGCGATTCTGTCGCTGTTGACGTAACCGGCACGCACCAATTCTTGACTAGAACCGTAGCGGTGCTGTTGAGAAGCGTGACGGTTTTAGTTTGACCAATGTCCCAAGCTCCTGTGTATGTAGCAATTTGCACCTTGAAATAGCTGAATTGCGGATGATCAAACACAATGCCAGGGCCGGCGCGGTCGCCCTGCTCGACGTGCCGCACAACCTTGGCAATCCGCTGTGCAGATTGCCGGCTGAACTTCACAAACTGCTGACCGGCTCCCTGCCCGGGGCCGTTGTTGGCTCCCTGGCTCGACATGGTCAACCCTCGACGATTGAGATGACCAGCTGAGTGCCGGCAAGGTTGCTCAGGGCAGCGTAGTTGCCGGCCGCCAGCCGGCCGAGATGCAGCCTCACCGCCTCGCAGGGAGACCGTGGGCACCAACGCGCCCAGCCGAAAGTTGGCCGAAGGACACCGTAGCAGTGCTGACGGTCGAGAGGTTGCGAGCAAAGAACATACCGACGCTGGAAAGAGTGGCGGTGCTAATCGCCACCGTGCCGGCCGCGTTAATGCCAGGAGCGTCAGCGTGGAGGTAGCAATTCCGCTGGCGTTGCAGTTGGCTGTGACGCCCGACGCTACAAGCGACTGCGACAGGGCACCGCGACTTACGGCAGCACTGATTGAATAGGTGATGTCTGCCATTGCTTGCTCCTACGGTTGGGTTGGTTGGCCGAAGTAGTCGTTGAATGCAACCTCTCGCTGCACTCGCCGCTCGAGGATGTCCGGGGCACCAGTCTTGAGTGTGCCATTCGCATTCAAGGGTTGCGGATTGCTTGACGGCACTCGCTCGTTGGTGTCTGGGTCAACGACGTACGCACGCTTTTTGTTCCGCCATCAAGGTAGTTCCAGCCAACGTCTGGCAGTTGCAGGTTCCACTTGTCCGGACGGTATTCCAAGCTGACCTCAACCTGCCAGTAGCGAATTTCTACCTCATTCACCACCTCAACGGCCGGCTGGCCAGAGATGCCGCCGCACTTCCATGTGCCTGGCGGTCCGCCAGAGTATGTGTCGCTGTTGACGCTGTTGGCAACGGCCGAGCCAGCCCGTAGTCAAACGTCAGACGGTTTCCGCTGATGCTGGCCTGCAGCGTGCTGATGTCTACGGTCGCCCCTTCAAAGAAATCGTCCGCTGAGTTCTGCAGCGGCTTCAGCGTGTCGCCGTCGTAGTAGTACAGAGCCGGCACGCTGAGCCCGCCGGTAGTCCACTTCCAGATGTCAGGCCGGGCCAGCGGGTTGGGGTCCAAGTTTTGCTGCTTGGGCAGCTCGTAATCCCACGTCACCTCGTAATGCCAGCGAGATCCACTGTAGTTTGCAACCGAGACATTCATGGCCCGGCAGTACACCGCCTCCGGGTGAGGCGTCAAAAACGACACGCCAGGTGCATTGACGATGTCTGTCTGCGGCGTAGTTGGGTCATCGACCTCAACAACCCACTTGCGTTGAAACACAGGCGGCTCGCCGAACTTTCGGCTGGCCGATACGGTGGCGAGCTCGGTGTATTTGACAATGCCCATTACGCAGCCGCCCCCAGTATGTCGACCTGCTGCTGCTGCAAGGCGCGAAGCTCGGCCTTGAGTTCTTCGAGTTTCTGTGTTTGCTTGCGGTATTCGGCAAGTGCGGGATCTTCACGGCCGGTCGCCAAGGCAAGAAACTGAGACATGCCCTCTGAAGAACGTATGTCGTTCGCCTTTAGCGATTCGTTGGATTTTCCTTTCAGCCGCAGCGGCACGCCCCGCGACAATCTCGTCAACGGCGGCCTGCTTGTCTGCGGCCTTTGAACCAATCTCGGCAGCTTTTTTGCTGCTTCTTCCTGCCGTTTTTTTGCTTCCTCTGCATCCTTTTCTGACTTGGCCTTGGCCGCCGCCGCCTCGCGTGCGGCCTTGGCCTCGGCCTCTTTCGCCTTGCGAGCCGCCTCACGCTCAGCTTGTGCCTCTGGCGTCATGCGTGCCCTGGCGGCAGAAACCGCACGGCCAGCTGGGCCTGTTGAACCCTGATTGGCTGGTTGGCCAAACACAGCACGCGAAGCCGCCGCGCCAGCGTTTGAAGCAGCATTCTCCATCTCTCGAGAGTTTTGGTCGGCCTGCTTTTTGGCGTTCTCGGCCATGTCTTTGCCGAACTGCTCAAGGTCGCTGGACACCCAGCTGCCGATGCCTTCCAAAAACTTTCCCAGCCCCATTGCCAGCACGTTGCCGGAAATCTGAAACAGATTGAATCCGGCACGCAGTATTTCGGCGACGGCAGCGAACGTATTGAATCCGGCATCAAATACTTGACCAACCTCCGACAGCGTCACGCCAAAGCCTTCAAAGCCGGCTATTGCGTTGTCGAACACGCTCGCCAAATAATCGGCCACGTCCAGCAGGGCGTCGGTGATGGTGTTGGCAATCCCTTCGCCGCCGCTTCCGTTCACGCTGTTGAACGATTCAACAAATGCCAAGAACTCTTCGGCAAGACTCGTGACAATCGGGGCCAGGTTGCCAACCACCTGGCCAATGATGCCATCAAACGTGGCCCTCACCATGTCCAGAGAATCGTTCATGTCGCCGATGGCCTCAACGCCGTCGGCACTGACAATGGCACCAAGCCGACGCATCCGCTCCTCAACTTCGGCCAGGTTCTGATTCATCAGCGGCAGCAACTCAACGCCGCTCTTGCCAAAAATGGCCACGGCGGCAGCGGCTCGTTCAGCCGGAGTCGGTAATGCTGCGATGGCCTGCTGCACAGCCCGGAACTGCTCCTCTGGTGACATCGCCTGCAGGGCCTGAAAATCCAGCCCCAGCTTGGTGAAGGCTTCCGTTTTGCCGCTCTCAGCAGCGTTGCCAATCGCTACGGTCAGTTTCTGCACGGCCGCCGTGGCGTCATCCACGCCGCTCAGCTTCGCGGCCATCTGCAACGCTTGAAGCGACTCAACGCCCATGCCGGTGCGTTGAGCCAAATCGTTCATGGCATCAACGGACTGAGCAACATGAGAGGCATAGGACAGCGCGCGGCCCTGCCAGCAGACAAAAACGCATCGGCTGCCATTGAGACGCCTTTGGCAACCACGGCACCGATGGCAATGTTCTTGAGCGTGCCAACATCGCGAGAAGTTTGTTGAGCTTGTCTGCCGAGGCGGTCCATTGCCCGGGCGGCATCGTTGGCCCCAGACACTACGCCGCTTGCGGACATACTCGCCCGCATCGCCAGTGCTAGTGTGGTTGCCATGCTTTCACCGCTTGAGCTTTGCCAGTTCCGCCGCTATCTGGTCAGACGTCATCGGAGGCTTATCGGTCGGCATGAAATCGTCTTCGCGTGGCGGCCGTCCGCGACCGCAGTACGGGGCCAGGACTGCTGCCGTGATCCTGGCCGTCTGCCTCCACTCGCCTCCCAACGGATTCACGTAACGATGAAACGCCAACCACCGCCTGTACTCGGCCACATCCATGCGCTGGCCGAGTTCCCGCTCCGTCATGCCAAGGTGACCGGCCAACAGCAGCGGGAATGCGTCCAGCGGCCGGTCAATCAGTTTTTTCCAATCTCCTCAATCTCTTTCTCATCCAACTCGTTGTGCTTTTGAGCCAGCTTAAACAGCCGTGCACCGACGGTGCCGCTGATTCCTTTGAGCTGCTCGCTCGTGAAAATCTGGCTGCCCTGCTCATCGACCAGGCACTTGCTCAAGTACCGGGTGCGATAATCGTCTACGCCCTCGCCTTTGCTGCGAAGACATGCCAACTCCCACGCCTGCAACTCGCCGAGCGGCAGCGTGCGAATGAACACGTCACGCTTCCACTCAGGGACATGCACGCGAATGCTCGCATTGGCGTCCGCTGCAAGGATTTCTTCGGCTAGCCCCACGTCAGGCTCCTACTTTGAATGACACTGAGTAAACCTGCAGCTCCCCGACGCTCGCCGACCATCCAAGCTTTTCAAAGATGGCTCGCGAGAACGACATCGAGAAGTTGCTGCCACTGATAGATAACGCCGCCGTCAAGCCGACGTTGGCACTTGACATCGCAGCCGTTCCGCGAACGGTGCACGAAATCGTGCCCTGATCAATGTCGGCCGGCGAGAACGACTTGACCCGAGAGGCTTGCGTGCGGGGCGTTACCTCAACGGCATCCGATGAGATGCCGTCTACGCTCACATTGATGAGCTCGCCCAACGCCACGCCATTCCAAATGACGGTGGTGCCCTGCGATACTTCTGCCACGACGGCCTCCCGTCGTTAGCTCTTGACCTTGAAGGTCACGCTTGCTTCACCAACTCGCCGACCGAGTACGCCACGCTTCGAGCTGGACACGGTCGCCGTGTAGGTCACGCTGGCGAACGACAGCACGCCGCTTGCACCGACCGCTAGGGCGGTCGTGCCAAAAGCCTCGGCCGACACCTCGTCATCCTTGAGGGCCGGGGCCTGATATATGCGGTTTGACCCGCTGGCTTGGCCGAGGTGCGACTGGTCGAGCAGGTCACCGCCGGGCGTCACAGTGACGCTGGTGACGGTGTAGGTCGACCCCGCGAAAACGAACGTGTTGCCCTGCGAATCTGTGGCCATGCTGGCGTTGCTCCTGGTGAATCGTGGGCCTGTGGCCCAACCTCAAACGTAGAACGGAACGCGGGAATCCTTGCAGTTACAGGTACTTCTCCAAGTCCTTCATTTGTGCCGCCCTGCGAACTTGGTCTTCAAAGATTTTCCTGCCGTTCTCCAGGGCTTTTTGCATCTCGCCCTTGAGGTTGGCGGCAATGGCTCCCTTGCTTCGCTGAAACGCTTCGTGCACTGGGCGTTGCGCACTGACGCCAGTGATGCTGATGGGCGTGGCGGATTTTTTGAAGAATGCCTTGGGGTAACCGGGGGATGTCTGAACCCGCCCCCACCCTTTGATTTTTGAAAACAAATGGGCCGAGCGTTTTGAATGACGAGGCAATGTAGCCGCCCTTCCGTTTGCCGCCGCGGGCGTGCAATGCACGCTTCAACAGTTTTGCTGCTTTTTTCCGATCAGCTTTTGCACTTGTTTGCTAATAGGAGTTCCGACAAGCCTGGTATCCGTTCCAAACTCAAGCCAAAACTGATGAAACGCCCTGTCTGACCCTTTCTTTACTTTCCCGCCCTGGGCGGATTTGCTTTGCCGGTGCCGGCCTTTACAAAACCAACGATTGCTACGGCGGCTCCATCTCGCGGATACCGTTTAACGGTTGTCTTGATAGACCTTCTTAAGTTGCCTGTCGGTCCCTTCGGCGTCAGTTGCTTGAGTGCGGTTTCGCCCGGCTTGGCCGCTCGCTTCAGTGCTGCTCCGATGACTCTGGCTGCAATGTTTCTGGGCAGTTTTTGAACTCGTTGCGAATCTCGTAGAGGTCTGGACCCTCTATCTTGATTTGCGCCTGTTTGTACGAAACGCCCATCACGTCGCCTCGTTGATCCGAAACTCGTACGATTGCTGCACGCTGTAATACGGCAGCATTTGGTCATCATCGGGCATGTCTACGCCATCAGCCTCGGTGACAAGCGTGCTGCGTTGGATGGTCACGCCGGCCGTGGTGCCGGTCCAGTTGTCAACGGCCAGGCGAACCGCTCGGGCAATCGCCTTCACGCTCGTGTAGGACGTGCCGTACGTGGTGAGTTGCAGCGTCACCACCGGATTGCCGACGTTGCCGCCGAGCGACTGCGGGCGGTCCACGGCCGTTCGCTGGTACACCACCAATGGCAGCGGCGTGCCCTGCGGGGCAATGAGCGGGTACACACGCGAGCCAATAAGCGATGACACCGCCGTCTGGCTGGTCAGCCGCTGGTACAGAAAAGCTTCGGGGGCTTCTGGCAGGCTCATGCGTCCCTCTTCTCGGTGCAAATGATTTCCTGATGCCAGAGCCGATCCCGCTCGAGGATCTGGCCGATTTCCAGAATGCGGTCCCGGTACTTGATCCGCATGGCAGACGTGAGGCCCGACAGGTAGCGAATCCGCACGCGGTGCGTCATGAATCCAACCGTTTCGGCAAACCGCTCTGTCTCACGAGCCGACAGCGAATCCACGGCAGCCCACACGGTGGCGAACGTCGACCACGACAGAACAGCCTCGCCGACAGCATTGGCCGTGCTGGTCGGCTGCTCAATCGTTACGCGGGTCCACATGTCGCCGGCGGGCAGTGGCATCAGCGGTAGCTCCCCCAGCGGATGGTGTCGAGCATCGCCTTGACGCCGAACGGCACCTCGGTCAACGCAGCCTCGGCCGCCGCGTCACGATTGGCCCACAGATGCGAGACAATCATGAGCACGGCCGACTTCACCGGGGCCGGCACGCTCGTGCCATCGGCCGAATAGCCGGCGTACCACGTCACGGTGGTGCTGTTCTGGTCAACCAAGTGGCTGGGCCACGTCCTGCCGTACAGCGGCCGGCAGACGCCCGGGGTGGCCTGACGGTCAACCCGGTACTCAGTGGCGTCTAGCGTTGTCGTGGAGGCCCCTGCAGATGGCGTGTAGGTAATCGTGACCGCTGTGGCAGTTCCGGCCTGCACCATCGGCGGCCGGGGCAGCTCAATGTCCAGGTTGGGCACCGTGCCCTGGCGGCCTTCGATGTTGTTGCCGTCGGCCTTGAGTCCGAACTGCACCGGGCTGCCAACGGGGCCGTAGAAGGAATCCAGCCGCATCGTCCACTGCGTCGTGCAAAACGTGCGGTCTGTGTAATCCTCGGCCCAGCGAGTGGCTGCCGTGATGAGATTGCCAATGAGGGCATCGTCATCGGTGCTGTCGATACGCAGGTGCAGCTTGGCCTCGGCCAGCGTCACCGGATTGCTTGCGGGCTCGGTGGCCCGCACCAGGCTGCGATACCTCATCGGCCCTTCCTCCCTCTACGCCTGGGGCTGTCGGCCGTTTCAACGGCACGGTTTTCCACCATCGCCACCTCGAGCAGCTGCGGCTCAGCCCCGACGATCTCCACCGCCCCAGCGATGACCAAGGACTTAGCCGGCCCCCTCGGGTACTCGATGATGTCACCCTTGCGGTACGCACCGTGGGGCCGCAGGAATCTCAGGCGAACGTGGTCAGGTTGCATTGCTTGCTTCTCCGTGCTCGACAGAACCCCACGCCTCGGCTGGCCGACGCCCGCCTTGGTTCCAATAACTGCTTGGCGTTTGATAGACGGGCTTTAAATCTCGGCCCGGCCAAGTGAACTTGAGTTCTGCGTGGCCAATCGCCACCTGCGGGGCAATGCCGAGCGTGTTGCCGGCGGCCTTGAACGCCTTCCAGAAGTGAATATCAGGGTCAACCCGGGTGACCTCGCCGGCCGGGGCGTCACCCCAGTGCCCATCCGGCCGGGGCGTGCCCAGAAACCAGGGGGCCGGCGTCCTCTTCAACGCCTCGCTGCGGATGAGCGTGCACCCGAAGTGGGCGGTGTCGACGGGCTGAATCACCGACTCAAACCACGTATTAGGCAACTGCACCACGCCAATGCTGCCGTCGTGGCCCTCGGGCGTGAACATCGGCACGCCCTCGTCTCGCTTGGTCTGCAGCGGGGCCACGGCGTCGTAGCCAGAGATCATGGCCGCCGTCATCAGCCGCTGCACCGTGTCGGCCTCAAAGACGCTGTCGTAATCGATGACCAGCACCCAATCGGTGCGGTCCAGCATGGCCATGAGCACACGGTCAAGACACTGCTCCCAGAAAGCCCCGGTGAACTTTGTTGGCCGGATGCCCAGCGGCAGCAGGGCCTGGGCCGTGCAAAAGAAGTTGTCACTGAACGTGAGCCGAGGCACGCTGAACGCGGCCTCAACTCGCAACTCGTGTTGTACGCTGCCGACGGAAACTTTCACTGGTAGTCCCTCAACGCCAAACGGGCGGCCCGGGCGTACCGAGCCGCCCGCAGTGGGCGTTATCCGTTGGCTGTCAAGCGTCAAGAGTTGACGATGTTGTTGACGCCGGCCTCGGTCGCCGTGACGGCGAACTGCTCGCCCTTGCTGAGCCGGGCATTCGTCACCACAGCCACCGTGTTGCCGGGGCTGGTCACGACCGTCAGGTATCGCTTGCGGCCACGCAGGTCAACGTTGAAGCGGGCAACCGCCCCGACGTTCGCACCAGTGGTCGACCCGGCACCAGCCGTAACCGACAGGCCGCTCACGTCCGCCTGGCCGGAACCGGAAGCGTCAGATTCCTGAACCTTCAGCACGCTGGCATACGCCGCAGTGACCGCCGTGAACGGCGAAAACACCACGTCGATGCTGGCGTACTTAAAGCCTGCACAGTCGATCTCGTGCGAGTGCGTGGCCGAAGCCGCAACGCTCGCCGCCGCCTTCGTGACGCTCTTGTTTCCAGATCCGTGATTCATTGCTCAGAGTCTCCGGGGAGGGGTGTCAGGGTTAGGCGAGCTTGAGGGCGATGACCGGGCCGGCGGTGCTGTTGTCACCGAGGCTGTGGTGGTTAATGTCCACGCGGTAGGTGACCCTCCACGCGGTCTGATCCACCTCGAAGTAGCGGTCAGCACTCGAGGCAATCTGCATGTCGCCCTTGTTCGCCATGATCGACGAGAGCGACAAATCGCCGACGTAGGCCGCAATCTGGCCGGTGGTCGGGGCCGAGTTCATCTTCAGCACCCACACGACCGGCAGGCCGAGGAAGGTGTTGGGCGTGCCCTGAGCCAGATTGGCCGCCGTGTTGCCGCCGGCCAGTGCACCAACGGTGCCGCTGCCAACCGTGCCGGTGGACAGCATCATCCGCTGAACGCTCTGGTGGTACACCGCCGGGTGCATGTACCAAGCTGAAGTTCCGATGGCATACCGAGGCAGCTTGGAAAGGGCCAGCAAGTAGTCGTCAATGTCGAGCGTTGCCAGCGTCGTGTTGCCGGAAGCCGCCGCTGCCACGGACGCCGTGTGCGTGCCGTCGTTGATCTGCGACAGGCCACGGATGCCGCCGTAGGAGGCAAGCGTGCCATCGCCATTGAAGAAGGCATCGTCCAGGGTGCCGCTGATGGTGGTGGCGTATTCCTGCACCAGCCACTGGGCCACCGAGATGGCGTTGTCGGCCAGCAGCTCGTTGCTGACGCGGGTGGCCGCTGCGAGCTTCTTCAGCACCAGCTGCACCATCGTCGCGGTCGGGTCGCTGGTCGTGATGGTCGTGTTCTCACCCAGCCAGTAGCCGGTGACGCCCGAAAGACGCTTGGGCACCAGGAGGGTATCCGAGGACATCGTGACCCGCTGGGCGAGGTTCATCGACACGCCGAAGGTCTCAACCAGCCTGATGAGGGTGTTCGAGAAATCCTCAAACACCAGGGCACCGCCGAGGCTGTTGACCTGGCCGCCGAGATCGCGAGCCTCAATGCCGAGGTTATCGCTGCACCACTGCCGGGCCTGCACGTCGCCGTTGAGCGACTTGAGCCACTGGCCGCAGCGGTGGGCCACTTCGGGCGTGTCGAAAACGCCGGCCTTGTAGCCGCGATACGAAACGGGCTGAATGCGAGTCTTCATCTCGGTGGTCTCCACAGGGGCCGGTGCGGCCCGGTTCAGAACCTTGAGCAGTTCAGCCTTCTCGGCCTCACGGGCCTCGGCCTTGGCAATCGCGGTCTTGAGCCGCTCGGCCTTTTCCTTCAGCGCGTCGTACTTGGCCTGCCGCTCCTCGGCCTGCTCGAGCACCGAACGCTCGCCACCCTCGGCGTCACGCGGCGTACCGTCTTCGTTCTCGGTGGCCTCTTCGGCCGCGCCTTCAGCGTCGAGTGCACCCATGTCGGCCAGAGTGCTGGCGAGTTCGTCGAGCAGTTCCTTGACGCGGCTGGCGGCCATGTGTTGGCTCCTGTGTGCGGTAGGTGTGACCTATTCGCACGGTAGGGGCCGGGCCGGCATCCCTTGCAGTTAGGGATTGCAACTCGTTACCTAAGTAGGTAATGAGCGGCGGCGAATCTCGCACGACTTCACGACGTGCTTCGCCGTCTTCCGGCACGCAGGACAACGCAGATACCGCGTACAAACGCCACCCTTGTCAACCGACGCATACACGCCAAAGCGTGCTTGCCGGCAGGGGCAAACGTCACCCGACTTTGTGGCCATGCTTTGCCAGAAACGCCCGCAGGGCAGCCTCGGTGCTCGCGTCCCGCTTGAGGGCCGGCAGTTTCAACGCCGGTCGGTGCGATTGTAGGAACCGCTCATAGCTCCGCATCACGACAGACGCAGTGGCATCCTCGTAGGCAGGACTCAAAACGGGCGACACGTCGTACACGCCGTCCACCTCGTGCACGTACCTGACGGCCTGGCCGTCTTCCTCTGCCCATGATTCGCCGTCGCGGCTGGCAATGGCGAACGCAAACGACGAGCCCCACACGTCCCCGCGAGCAATCAGCACCTGCAAATCCCGGCCCAGCGACGTATCGGGGATTTCAACCGCGTACCGCATACCGATGTCATCGGTCTCGACCGTCAGCGTGCCGCTGCGGGTGCTGCCAAGAACTTGGTTGCTGTCGTGATTCCACAGGGCCACGATGGGGTGCGACTGCTCGCGCAGGGCACGGTCAAGCGCCCCCGGCTTGATCTCCTCGCGGAAGTTGCCGAGCAGCGTTGACCGCACGTTGTACTTGGCGGCATAGCCGGCGATGTACGACTTGCCATTGCCACGGCGTTCAATGTCGAGCGGAAGCTGCGAGTGCAGGCGTTCGCGGTTCATTTTTCTTCCTCGTGCGTGAGCGTGGCTGAGGTGGTTGACTTGCCGCTGGGGTGTCAACTGGCAGTGGCGATGCAGTTAGCAACGCACCCTCGACAATCTGTTGCGCCTCTGGTGCGGTAATCGCCGGGAATGCCGACGTGATGAGCGTGACGGCAGCATCTTTGTCGAGAGCCCCGGCGGAAATGCTGGCCAAAATCTGCAGCAACGCAGTGACTTGGGCACCGTTAAGTGCCGTATCCTGCAGCGTAACGCTTGGCTTCTTTGGCTCTTCTGCGGGAATCACGCCAGCGTCAACGCTTTCCGCCGTCCCATCAGTCGGCTGCTCAGGCGTCGTAGCCTCGGCCGCGATGCCCTGCATCGTGGTCAGATTCATCTGCATGTACCGCTGGTCGCCATCCGGGCCGATGGGGTTCATGTTCAGAACCTCGCGGCACTCGTTGATGCTGTAGATGCCGGTGTTCAGCATCGTCTGCAGCCAGTTGGCCTGAGCGGCCAAGTCGCCACGCAGCAGGCCACGGGTGTCGAACTCGGCAAAGTACACGTCATCCTTCACCACCAAGTCGCGGGTGATGGCGGATTCCCAACGCCGGAACCACGGCAGCAGCGTCTGTTGCACCAAGTCGATGGCGGCCTGCTCTTGGCTGGCGTAGCCCACCTTGGTCTTGTCCTGCACGTACGACGGGTCGACGCGGTACGCCCGGCAGATTTCAATGACTTGGTACTGCCGCGTTTCCAGAAACTGGCTGGCCTCGTTCGTGCTCTGCACGTCCTTCCAGTGCACGCCCTGCGGCAGCACGGCCGTCCGGTGGGCTCGATCCGCCCCCCGGTGCATCCGCTCAAACTGCTCACGCAGACGCTCGGCCGTCTCGATCGTGATTGGGTTGTCGGATTCCATCAGCCCCGACAGCCGGCAAGCGTTGCCGAAGTAGGCACCGCCATGCGTCTCAAGGGCTTGGGCCAGGGCGATGGCGTCACGCGAAAGCGTGATTGGCAGCATGCCCATGACGCCGTCGTTGCTGAGCCACCGCAGGTGAAAATCTGATCTTGCCGGTAGATGGTTTCGCGGCCGTTCTGCTCGCGGTAACAGTATCGCAGCGTGCCGTCCTCAAGCTGCTCCACCTTCATGCGGCTCGGGTGTAGCGGCCACAACTCACTGACCGCACCAGCCGAGCCGCTGCGAATCTCGGCGTACGCATTGCCGTACAGCAGGCAGTGGGCCGTGAGCATCTCGCGAAACTCAAACGACGTTTGCCAGCCGTTGGGCTGCTGGTTCAAAAGCCGGTACAGCGGCACGCTGCGGGCTCGCTCTTTGCCGCCCACAGTCAGCCGCTCGTACAGGTGCAGCGGCACCGTCGCGACGTTCTCGGCGATCAGCCGCACGCAGGCCAAGACGGTTGAGCACTGCAGTGCCGTCTCGGGCGTGATCCGCACCCCGGCCGGGCCACGGGCCGGCGAATCGTTCCAGCCATCACCGTAGCCGCCGCCCCGCAAGTCAATGATGCGGTAGCTCTTGTCCTCGGGCGTCTCGGTGGCGGCAATCATATGACCGTTAAATCCCAGGTTTGTTCTGGCGTTGGTGCGGTCGCCGTCTGCCACAGGCCGATGGCCATGACCAAACTGACGATGCCGTCAATGCGTTCTGTGCTTTTGGCCTTGCTTGGCTTGATGTTCCCGGCCGCCGAATCGCTCTGAATCGCCACGTTGGCGGCCTGCCAGCCGAGCACGGGGTGACCGCCGTGCAGGAGCTTGCCGCTAACCACCCAGTTCTCCAGTTGCTTGGACGGGGCCGACATTGACGCATAGCCCTGCCGAAAGTGTTGCATGGGAAGCCCATCTCCTTGCAGTTGCTGGCCCAACTGTGCTGCGTTCCACGGGTCCAGACCGATGCCACGCACGCGGTACTTCGTGCAGATGTTGTTGATGTCCCGCCGCAGTTGATCGAAGTCAGTGACGTTGCCGTCAGTCATGTGCAGATGCCCTTGCCGGTGCCACGTCAGGTACGGCACCTTGTCTCGCCGCTCACGCTGATGGGCGTTGTCGCTTGGTATCCAGAAGTGCGGTTCCACCCAAAACGTGCCGTCATCTAACGGGAACAGCAGCACCAGGGCCGTGGTGTCGAACGTCGTGGCCAAGTCCAGCCCGGCCCAGCACTCTCGGCCGGCGAGATCCACGGGGCACGCCCCGTTGCCCTGTGCCCAGTGATCCATCCGCAACCAGCGGGTTTCAACTTCAACCCACTGGTTGAGGTACAGCTGCCGAAACGCAGACTCATACGCCGGCATCTCAACCGCTCGAGCACACTCGCTGCGTAAGAACTCAAGGTTCACCGACACGCCTAGGTTGGGATTGGCACGAGCCCACACGGCCTCGTCTTTCCAATCAGCATCAGGCGGGGCACTGAAAATCAGCGGTAGGAAGGTCTCGTCTTTGATGACGCCGTCACGCACTGCCTCGGCGTATTTCCACACCTCCAGCACACGCTTCGCCGGTCCCAGCCGGCCGTGGTCAATGCCACCGTCAGCGGGTTCCGCCGGGCACCCTGGCCGGAAATCATGACCTCCCACATCTCGCGGTTGCTTACGTGCAGCTCATCAAACACCACAGCGTGCGGCGACAGCCCGTGCTGGATTCCGGCCTCGGCGGAAAGGGCTTTGTACGTGGCGTGCGTCGACTCTCGCACGATGGCGTTTCGGTACACCTTCAACTTCTGCGATAGCACCGGCGACTGCTCGACGGCAATCTTGGCGGTATCGAAAACAAGACGTGCCTGATCACGGGACGCAGCACACGAGTACACCTCAGCCCCGGGCTCGTGCTCCATCAGACACCGCAAGGCGATGCCCGCTGCCAGAGTGCTCTTGCCATTTTTGCGAGGCAACGCCAGCAGCGAGGTACGCACAACCCGCCGCTCATCACGCTCACGGAACAGCGACCACACGTACCGCTTTTGCCAGGGCTCAAGTACGAACGGCTTGCCGCCGAGCTCGCCCTTGGCATGGGTCAGGTGCTTTTCAAAAACCGCACCGCGATGCACGATGCACAATCGTTGCACGGCTTGTCAGCCGAACATCTTGCGGTCTTCTTCGTCGTCGGAGGCTTGCGGCTTTTCGACATGCAATGACGCCCTGGCCGACGGGTTCAGTCCAAAGTCCTGCTTTCGAGCTGCCGCAGTTGCTGGGCGAGCTTGTGAGCTATCGACACCTCGGGCCGTTGGGCGATGTACTTCACCTCGCCACCGTCGTTGAGGATCGGGTACGTGTCGCCTTCCTTTTGAGTTTGGCCCTGGTGGCAAGCCACCATTCGTAGGTGTCGCAGTACCGGGCGAGGGCCTCAATGTCGGCCTGCGTCATGACACGCACTGACTGCAGCATGGGCAGCAGTTGCCGCCAGCGAGCGGCGGCCACGTCGCCGAGGTGGGCCGGCATAACCACGCCAGTAGTTGGGGGCTGCGGTTCGTTGGCGGGAACTGCCCGGCGAGTGCCTCGGGCAATCTTGATGGCGGTTGGAGTTTTGGCGGGGCCGCGTTTTCCCATGACCTACCCTCAACGAAAAACCTCACGCCCCGTACGCAC